ACCTTATGAAATGTTAATCGTGCCAACCATGCCGGCATGGAATTGACATTGATAATACAATGTTGATGGAGCATTCATTGGTACTTCAAAAATTATTACACCGTTTGCACTACCTGAAACACCAGTTGTGTATTGATTTCCTGTACCTGTTCCTGCAGTTGTTTTTATTAACAACGGATGTGCGCCACCTGTACCTGAGTTATCAAGATAATATGTATTGCCTTTTCTAAAATATAAATCTGGATCATTTGGTGTTCCTGTTAATCCCGGGCCGCCTACTTGATAGTTACTTGCATCAGTAGCATTAAATTCGTAACGATAACTTGGACCGTTTGCATTCACCCAGTTAGTTCCGTTATAAACTAACATTTGTCCTGTTTCAACTGAACTTAGATTAACATCAGTTAGTTGTGTTAAATTACTTGCACCGCCACTAGCAGTACTATTAATTGTAATAGTATCACTACTGTTATTAGTAGTAATTGAAATATCTGTTCCAGCAACAAGTGTTAATGTATCTGTTGAAGATTCTGCTACAACATCATTTTGTCCTGCAACCACTATAGTTTCAAAAGAATTAGAACTACTACCTGATGAATTAATTGTAATGTTACCTTCAGCATCACTTGCTGTAGTTACGTTTGTACCACCTATAATTTTTATACTTTCGCCAGGGCCTACATTTCTAATTGTAGAATCGTCTGCACCAATACCAAAACTTGTAAGTGTGTTTTCGTCAACGTATTTTTTAGTAGCCGCATCTTGTGCATTTGTTGGATCTAATAATCTTACAATTTTAGTATCTTGCAAATTAATTTCACCTACAACATCAAATAACAAATCATTTCCAGATTGTAATGTAGGAGTTCCTGCACCGCTACTTTGTATACTAGGTGCATCGATAACTGCCGCTGTAATGGTGCCTGTGCTTGTAATAGAGCCTGTTGTACCAGTGATAGCAACATTTTGTACACTTAGAGTGTTTGTACCGTTATTCCACGATAAACCGCTTGATGTGTTTACTAGTGTTGTTCCTGTTGCTGAGTAATATGCAATTCTACCTGCTAGACCACTTGTTACTGTTCCTGAGCCTCCTGCTCCTGCACTTGCATTAATTGTAATTTCATCAGTAGTTGGATCAGTAGTAAGTGTAATATTTGATCCTGCTACAAGTGTTAAAGTATCTGTTGTTGAATCTGCAACAACATCTCCCTGTCCATTTACACTGATAGTATTAAATGTATTTGCACTTGTGCTTGAATTAATAGTTAACGTGTCGCCAACAACTGCTGTTGTAATTCCTGTACCACCTGTAACTGTAAGTGTATCGCTTACTGTATTTGCTGTTGCTGTACCACTGTCACTGGCAATGTTTAACCAGTTAGGTGCATCGTTGTTTATTGTTAGTGTACTTCCTGCAACAATAGTTCCAATTCCTGTACCGCCAGCAATAGTAATAGCATCGTCAGTTGTTGTCGGAGTTACTGTTCCGTTATCACTTACAACACTTGTAAATTTATTTTCATTATCTACAGCAAATGTAATTGTATCTGTAAGATTGTTTGTTGTAATTGTAAGTCCACTGCCGCCTGCTAAAGTTAATGTGTCATTTACAACATCAGCAACTACACTATTTTGTCCTGACACAGCAATAGTTTCAAACAAGTTTTGTGAACCACCTGATCCGCCTGTGTTTGTAATAGTTACAGTATCTCCTACAATACTTGTAGTAATACCTACTCCGCCTGTAATTGTAAATGTATCAGTTATTGCGTTTGCAGTTGTAGTTCCTGTATCGGCTGTAAATGTTGCAAATACATTTTGTGAACTAGCAACTGTTCCTGGTTTCCATTTACCTGCAGAACCATCCCAAATCAGTGCTTGGTCAGTTGCTGGTGCTGTACTATCTACATTATTAAGATCACTTAATACCGCGGCCGCAACTCTTAAATCTGCTCTAGCATCTGCCCTTGTGTTTGTAAAATATAAATTATTTGTACCTTCAGATAAACCGTCTGTGTCTGCAATATTGTTAGGTGATACAAATGCAAAGTTTCCTGCGCCATCTGTGCTTAATAAATCTCCTGACGAACCGTCAACAACATCTACCTTTTCTATAGTAATTAAACTGTTAGGTATTTGTGAATAAGCAATTTGACCACTTAGATCAAAAAAGTTTGCTACTGTTCCTGCACCGCCACCGCCACTAGACACTGTAATAAATGATAAATTTCCTGATCCGTCTGTAGCAAGTACTTGCCCCATAGTACCATCACTAACTTGTAGTTCATTAACTCCAACAGTGTTTGCTTTAAGTTGTACATTATCAGTGGTACCTGTTACATCACCGCCTACATTGTAGTTAGAAGGAAAAGTAATATCGCCAAAACTTAAAACTCCACTACCATTAGTAGTTAAAAATTGTCCTGCACTACCATCTGAAAAATTTAGTTCATTTAGTGTAACACTTCCTGCTGGAACACTTGCACTTGTAATAGGTGAAAAACCTCTAACATTAATTTCAGCACCATCAATTGGTGGACTTTGTGAACTATCTTCTTCGGTAAAACTTAATATGTTAGAGTCAAATATTCTAAAATCTTTATTTGCTCTCATTTGAACACCATTGTTTGTTACAATAATGTCATTAGCGTTTGCTACATTGTTTGTTAGTATAAATTCGTATGTTGTTCCGTCGCCTATAAAGTATTCTGTAAAAGCAAACGGAAATGGTCCCATGCTTCCCCATGCGGATCCATTGTAAATTTCCATTACATTTAAATCTGTGTTATATCGAATTTCACCTTGGTTTGGTGATGGATTTCTATTTGCTGTATTGCCACGCGGTACTGTTATACCCGTGCTACCGTCAAATACTAAACTCCCTGATATTTGTCCACTTGATACTCTAGTTCTTGCCATACGATTATTCCTTGTTACGTATATTTAGCGTGTAGCCAAAGATACGCTTTACGTAAAATATATAACATAATTAAGTATATGCTGTTAAAACACAATTATTGGTTCTATACGTCTGCACTATCAAACGAGTTTTGCGATAGTGTACTTGCGTTAGGCAAAAACAAAATAGAAGAAATCAAACAGAATGAAGGTTCTGCGGAAGGTTGGACGTGGGGAGGTGGAGAAAAAAGTAACAAACCAGAAGCAAATCCCCAAACAGATAAAACCCGTAGTGAGTTAATTGAAGAAGGTATTCAGCCAGAATCTACTTACGTAAGAGATAGTGAAGTATCTTGGTTAGATGATGAATGGGTTTATGATGAAATTACTCCATATGTAGAACTAGCAAATTACAATGCAGGCTGGAACTTTGATATTGATTTTCACGAATCTTTTCAATTTACAAAATATAATCCTGCAGGATTTTATGGGTGGCACAGAGACGGAAACAGCGACCATTTAGGAAAATTTAAAAGATTTATTCCAGGTATAACACACGAAGATGAAGGCAGAATTCCTACAGGACACACACTTAATCCAGACATGGTAGGAAAAGTAAGAAAGTTAAGTGTAACAATCAATATTGCTGAACCTGAAAGTTATGAAGGTGGAGATTTAAAGTTCGATTTTGGTGAACATACAGACAGCGGCAATCGTTTTCATACATGCGAGGAAATACGCCCACGGGGAAGTATAATTGTATTTCCTAGTTTTTTACCCCATTGTGTTACTCCTGTAACAAAAGGTACAAGGTACAGTTTAGTACTATGGAGTTTAGGAAGGCCATTTAGATGAGCGACGAAATTCAAAATTTTTTTAAAGATAATGGTTATGTTGTAATCAACAACTTTATAGATAAGCAATTTGCACACATACTTTATGAATATATAAAGATAAATGTACAACGTTCAGATTACAAATATCAAAATGATATAGATTTATACAACGAGCATTGGGACGGTAATTGGATTGATCCACAAGCACCCGGGGCATACAGTAGGTATGGAGATCCAATGTTTGATACAATTTTAAATGAAGCATCTAATATCATGCAAAATTATACAGGCTCTAATACTATTCCTACCTATAGTTATTATAGATTGTATACACAAAACGATGAACTAGTAAGACACAAAGATCGACCTAGTTGTGAAATTAGTACAACACTTTGTATTGGTTATGATGTTGAAAATGTAGATCAAAATACATATCCAGATTATAATTGGCCTATGTGGGTACAAAATAAAAACGGTGAAGAACTACCTATAAAACTTTATCCAGGTGATATGATTATATACAGAGGTCATGAGATAGATCACTGGCGTGAACCTTTTAAAGGACGCAATCATGCACAGGTATTCTTACATTACAACGACGAAGATGGTCCTTTTGCTAAAAAATGGGATGGCCGCCCTATTTTAGGTATACCAAGAGGGTTCCAAACAAGGAGAGAAAAATGAGTTTTGATTTAAACAACCTAAGTGAAGAAATGTTTAATTACGATAATTTAAATGATGAACATAAAAAGGCGGCAGTTGAAATATTACGTCTTATGCAACAACACGGTGATCCTTTAATTGTAAACGAACTAGTTAAGAAAAACTTTGCATTAGATCCTATGCCTAAAATAAACCCTGAAGAAAGTTTATTTGTAAAAGCATGTAAAGAAGGTGGACAATATGTCAACATACAAGGACATGTAGAAGATAATGGGGTTCTATATCCTGTTTGTAGTATAACAGATGACATAAGAAAATTAGATCAGTTATTTGGTGTAATTAAAGATTTTAAAGTTGAATGAAAGTAGTAGGTATTAATCGTATCCATAATAGTGCAGTGACCTATTTAGAAAATGGGGAACTTAAATTCCATCTGGAAAATGAAAGACTATCAAACATAAAATACGATTCATATCCTTTTTTAACATTAAACAAACTAAAAACATATACAAAAGATATTGACAGTCTTGCTATTGCAGGATGTAATAATCTAAAAACTTTTGAAGATTTTACTTCAAGTGATGTGTATAGCGAATATGTACAAGGTCTAAATAAAAGTTTTTTAGACAAAGGATTTGATGTATGTGATTATGGAATGGATCATCATTTCTTACATGCCGCACATGCTTTTTACAACAGTGGATTTGACACTGCACTATGTATAGTAAAAGATGGCATGGGCAGTGAATATCCTATTACAGACAGCAATTTTAAATCAGGAAGTTATGGTAGAGAAATATCAAGTGTATTTGAAGGTTCCTATCCTAACATGTTTTATCAAGTTGAAAGAGAAGTTTATGTTCCGTTTGACTGTAACTATACCAGCGACAATGTAACTTATACAAACACCGTAAGTGAAGGATTAGCCTTCCAAAAAACAGCAAAACATTTTGGATTTCACGAATTAGATGCTGGAAAAGTAATGGGAATGGCAAGTTACGGTAAGCCTGATCCTAATGTTCCTCCTATATATGTAGATAATAAAATTAATCCAGAATTGTTTAATAATGAATTATCAACTACAAAAGAAGTTACATTAAACGTAAAAAATTATCCATATTTAGATACAGATGATTTTCAAATACAAGCAAATTTTGCTCGTGCTTTACAAGAAGCAACACAACACAAAGTACTGAATGATATAATTAGATTGGTAGAAAAAACTGGACACAATAATGTTTGTTTATCAGGTGGTTATTTTTTAAATTGTGTTGCCAATTATTATTACAAAAAACGCTTACCAAAAAATATTAATTTATACATAGAACCAATTAGTAGTGATGCTGGAACAAGTTTTGGTGCGGCCAAATACTTGCACCATACAAGTACTAAAGACACTACTAAAAGGCCTCTTAAAACGCTATACACGGGCCTACAGTACACGTTAACACTTGATGACATACAAACTACTACATACAGCAATACAGATGCTAAAACAGTCGCAAATCTAATTGCTGATGGAAATATTGTTGCTATATATCAAGGTAGAAGCGAAGGTGGGCCTAGAGCATTAGGTAATAGATCAATACTTTTTGATCCACGCAATCCAAAAGGAAAAGATATTGTAAACACTGTTAAAAACAGAGAATGGTTTAGGCCGTTTGCAGGAACTATACTTTTGGAAAAAGTAAATGATTGGTTTGATATGGCAGGCTTAGATGAATCTCCATATATGATGTACGCTGTAGATACAGTAAAAAATAAGATAGATAGTATACCTGCAATTAATCATATAGATAATACATGTAGAGTACAAACACTCACACAAAAACAAAATCCAAATTTTTATAAACTAATAAAAGAATTTGAAAATATAACACAGGTTCCTATATTGTTTAATACAAGTTTTAATCTTGCAGGCGATTGTATAGTTGAAACAATACAAGATGCTATAGATACTCTACAAAAAAGCAAAATTGATTATTTGTATGTTCCCGAATTAGGAGTATTAATAAAATGAGTATTCAATTAGAACATTGGTTCCCTACTACTATAGGATATGTTTTTAATCCTCATCATGATAAAATAGAAAAAGATTTAATTGAGCATTGTAAAAATTTAAAACTGTCTGTACAGCCGGGAGGACAAGACTGGTTGTCTAAAGATACATATAATACTAGTGACGGAAAACATGATTGTTTTGAAGATGAAAAATTTTCTACACTTAATAAATGGGTATCAGAACAAGTTAATAATTATGCTCAAATGCTTAAAATTAAAAATACATTAATCCCACATTGTAGTTGGTTTAATATATACGATAAAAATGATTACCAAGAGTTTCATGTACACCCTGGTCTAACTATAAGTGCAATTTATATGTTAGCAGGAGATAAAGATAGTGCAAAGGTATATTTTAAAAGTCCTAAAAATGAGATGTTTCATATAGAATATGAAGAATTTTCTAATAATACATTTGGTACTATTAACTACAATGTTGATGCAGGTAAACTATTAATGTTTACTAGTGATACTAGTCATAGTGTAGAACGTCATAATAACAGCAATGATAGAATAACAATATCTTACAACTTTATACAAGAAAGAAGTTAAAATGAGTTTTAAAAAGGATTTATATAAAGAAATTAAAAGTGCAGTTCCTAAAGAAGTTTGCAGAGTAGCGGCTCGTGAATTTGAAATGGCAAAAGACATTGCCACTGCGGCTGTTAGAGATGGACATAAATTTCCCTATCAAGATGAGATGGTTGAAAATAGTTTTAGTTGGTACAGTGCTTTAGCATTTGAAAGTTTAAGTGATACAATAATAAAGGATATTGTTGAAAAAGAAATAGGAGAACCTGTTTTTCCTACATATACCTATGCAAGAATATACTATACAGGTGCAGAAATGAAATATCATATTGACCGAAGTAGTAGTGAATTTAGTGTATCATTATGTGTTAAAACAGATCCTAATCACCCGTGGCACTTAGGAATGGAAACGTTGCAAGGCGAAAGAAAATATATTGTACAAGAACCCGGGGATGCAGTATTATATAAAGGTAATGAACTTTTTCATTGGAGAGATCCTTACGAGGGAACAGAACAAATAAATGCTTTTTTCTTTTTTGTAAGAGCAAAAGGTCCTAAAGCAGTTTTAAAATATGATACTAGACCTATGCTTGGTATGGGTCCTGAAACTCGCAAATGGGATAGTGATAAACAATGGAAATTATTTCCAGGTCCAAAAGAAAATCCAACTCATGAATAATTTTATAGAAGTAGGCGAAGTAGGAGTTATTCTTTGTGATCTACCTACACAACTAAAAACTAAACTCGATACTATTACTGATAACTTACAACAAGATTTTACAAAAGGAAATAGTTTCAATGACAATCTAGTAGGACATATTAAACACGAATATGCTTTAGACTATGACACAGATTTAGATATTTTCTTAAACAATCTTATTACAGATTATAATGAAAAATATCCAAATTACCTTAAAGATTACAATGTATTATTCAACGATGCTCCGTTAGGATTACACAACCATTGGGTTAATTTTCAAAAGAAGCATGAATTTAATCCTCCTCATTCTCACAGTGGTGTTTTTAGTTTTGTAATATGGTTAAAGATACCTTATGATTTACAAGAAGAATTAGACTACTTTGGCAATGTAAATCAAGGAAGTAAGACAAGTATGTTTAATTTTTTATATACAGATGGGTTAGGTAAAATAAAAACTTACAATATACATGTAGACAAAAACTTTGAAGGAAAAATATGTATGTTTCCTTCAGAAATGTTACACTATGTAAATCCGTTTTATACTTCTAATGATTATCGTATAAGTTTAAGTGGAAATATAAAACTACAAAACTAATTGTTTTAGTATCTTACAATAACAATACCTGGTCCACCACGGCCACCTGCGCCACCACCTGATGGGTTAGCACCTGCGCCACCGCCACCGCCAGCACCACGGTTATTACTACCGTCGCCGCCGTTTTGACCTGGCTCACCACCAAAGCCGCCTCCTCCAGAGCCGCCTCCTGCACCAATACTAGTAGAAGATCCTGATCCTCCTCCACCGCCTCCAGCGTATGTTACTGTTGAACCTGAAATATCTGAGTTACGTCCTGAACCACCTGGTGCTCTACGTCCGTTACCACCAGTACCGCCGACTCCACCAGCGCCGCCGCCACCTGCTCCTGAATATGGTGATTGGTTTGGATTTGGTCCACCAGCATTACCGTAACCGTATGTTCCACTATCTCCTGGTTGTCCTGGTTGTTCTGCAGATCCTGTTGGTCCACTTGCAGAACCTCCGCCTCCACGTCCACCGCCTGATCCACCTGGCCCACCGTTTGCTATTGGTCCTCCTGGACCACAGCCACCGTAACCACCACCAATTGCTGTTAGTGTTCCGAATGTAGTATTTGTTCCTTTTTCTCCTGGTGTCTCTCCACCTGAGTAACCGTTAGCGCCTCCGAAGCCTCCACGTCCGATTGATCCACTTACGGATCCTCCTGGACTAACTGGGAAACTAGGTACATCAATCATGCCGCCTGCTCCTGCACCTGCACCACCGTCAGTACCGCCGGAGTTAGCACCACCATTACGTGTACCACCGCCACCACCACCTGCAACTACAAGTACTCTAACTGAACTAACGCCAGTTGGTACGTTGAAAGTAAATCCGCCTGTGGATGTATAAGTTGATGTTACTGGTGCTTTAACTGTAATAGAAAATGCTCTATCTAGTGTGTCACCTTCGTTGTCTGTTGCTCTAACAGTAAAGTTTGAAGTTGTGTCTGATCCTTGGGCACTTGCTGTACCTGTAATTGTACCATTAGCATTAAAAGTCATTCCTGACGGAACTGATCCACTTACTATTGAGTATGTAGGAGTTCCACCGTCAGCATCTGTTGCTGTAAGTGTAATTGTAGGATAACCTGATCTACCACTATCATAAATTGTAGCAACACTTCCTGCTCCTGTTGACCAAACTGGAAATGTATTAATTGTTCCCGCTGGTTCTAACACTGCTGAAAGTCCTGATGGATTAGTTACTTTTATTCCATAACTCTGTGCTGGAACAAAGTTAACAGTTGCCGCATTTGTTGCACAAGTGAGTTCACCTGAGTTTACAAAAGTTGTTGAAAGTGTTCTGTCAATGTTACTAACACCTGCACCAGTTACTTGTACTTGTGATCCAGTTTTAAAATTTGATCCTGTAATAGTAATAGTAGCGTCGGTTGCTTCATAAATTGTACCAGTTTGATTACTAACAGTTGGCGGAGCATCAATACCTGCCCAACCTGTTGAATTGTATTGCTCTAAAAAACCTAAAGTAGAATTATATCTAAGTTCACCTACTGATCCAGTTGGCCGTTGTGCTGATGTGCCTCCCGGAACTTTAATACTTCCAGTACCAGTAAACCTTCTATTTTTTCCAGTAAAATCTCTTAAATCACTCATTATAATACCTCAATCAATTTCCAGCCGTGTGTGGCATTTGTATATACAAGACCTATTGCTGAATTTTCTGTAGACAGTGTCAAGTCTTCTGCTAGTCCCATTATGTTATTTCCATTTCTTCCTAATACTAGGTTGTTGCTATCAAAAGTTCCTGCTAGATCTAAAATTCTTACAGCATCGCCCATTGCTGGTGACGCTGGAAGTGTTATAATAAAACCGCCGCTTGTTGTATCACACATAAAGCCTTCGCCTTTTGTGATTGCAGTTGCGGTAGAAACTTCTGACCATTTAATACTACCTGCTGGTTCCCAACTAGATGCTCCATAAACTTCTAAACTATTTGTTGTAGTGTTGTATCTGAACATACCTGATACAGGTGAACCTGGTCTATTAGCAGTTGTACCACTTGGTAATTTAAAGTGTGAACCACCAATCTCTGCTACTTCAACACCTGCAATATCAAAGTCAATTGTGTCTGTGGCCGCACCATTTCCGTTTACTTCTACTTTAGATTGTGAAGGACTATTACCTGCAACAATAGTACCTTGGCTTGCACTTAGACTTGTAATTTCTTGATCAACATAAGTTTTAACTGCTTTTTCTGTTGGAACTGATTCATCTGAATTATCAGCAAAAGTACCATCAGTACTAAATTCGTTAACTGTAGCACCCTGCCTACCTGCTGTAATACTACCTAGTTGTAGTTCGTTCAAACCAGATAAATCAAACTCTTCAGACGAAAGTGTTGCTCGTCCTGTTGCTTGTTCAACTTTGAAATAGTCACCTACTCTAAAGTTACCGTCTTGGTCTGTTGTTACATAGAAAACTCTACCACCATCTTCAGCAAGTGTTTCTTTATTCTGATCCGGTTGCTGTGGATAATCTGCTTGAATAATAACTGGATAATTTGTATCTGCAAATCCGCCAGTACCAATATCTAAGAAGTCATGTCCGCTCATTCTAACTTGACTAAATGCTTCACGGAATACAACTGATGTACTATCGTCTGGTGTTTTGTTACTCGGAATAGCAGGATCTATTTGTATTGTACCAATACCTGTGTTTGGATCAAAATTACTTACACCAATAACAAAATATGTTTCTGTGTCTCCTGTAATTTGTAATACAGAACCTTCTTTTGGTGATCTTGTTAAGCCATCAATTGTAAAAATTACACCTGTTCCAATACCTGCAAAACCTTGTCTATTTGCTACAAGTGTTCTTGTTTGACTAGGTGATTGGTTAAGTGTAAGTGTTGAGTCAGTACTTCCTAAAGTAAGGCTGGCCGCTGTTATTTCTTCAATTGATTTAGTAACTACTGTGTTTGTAGTTTGTGTGGCTCCGACGATCGCCGCAAACACATAACTTCCAGATGTTACAGTACCAATTCCTGAGGCAATGTTACGTTGTACATTTAATATAACACTATTACCTTGTTCCGAACCTGCGGCAATAACATTAACACCGTCAAGCATTACACCGTTAAGTGCTATATTGCTAGTTCCGTTATCAAAAATTTGTGTCCATGATTCTACTCCAGCACTTGAATATCTTGCTACTAATCCAGTATTATTATTGTTAGTACCTTCGTTCATATAACCTACAAGGTATACATCATTGCCAAAAGGTAAAACATCTTTCCATTCGCCTTCTTCTGTACTTAATGCTAATTGTTTTTGCCATGCAATATCACCTTTTACATTTATTCTAAATGCTAAAGGATTTTTGTTTACTGCGCCGGCATCATAATAACCTACTGCTACCAAATAGATACCATCACCGTTACCTGTGTCTAATCTTAATTTGTTTATTCTTACATCACCATAAATGTATGATGCTACGTAAGCACCGTTTGATTCAAGTCTTGTAATAACTGATTGGTTAGCAGTTGAATCGTAACTTGCAATATATATATTACCAGACGCTGTTGCATCACCTGCTAGTGCATATGTATCTGTTGATGTAGTCGGTGTTGCCGCTACACATGCAGAACTTGCAACAAGTGTATTTGCCGCGGCACTATCATTATATTCTAATGTTCTTGACCATTGTTCTATACCTGATGGATTTAATTTTGTTACACTTGATCCTGTTGTTGTATGTGTACCGATGGCATATAAGTTATTACCATCTGTTGTTATATCAGCAATTTCTGAAGTATCACCAATAGTTTTCTGCCATTGTATTTCACCTGCTTTAGAAATACTTAAAACAAAACCTTTATTTGTTGCACTATCATATATAACACCGCCTGCATAATATCTGTCACTTACTTCTACAACACTATGAACTGCTCCATAACTGCTTTCGTAAGTGTACACCCAGTCTAAACTTCCTGCTGAATTAAATTTACAAATAAATGGATAACTTGCTGTGTTTGACCAACTTGAAGTTACATCTGTACCTGTAGGATTTGTATGTCCTACGAAAATTCTATTACCAACACTATCTCTATAACTTGTAAACACATGTACATTTGTGCCTAATTGTGTAACTGAATTAATAGTTTGATCGGTTAACTGTAATGTTCCTGTTAGGGGTGTTTCTAATTGTGAATACCCACGAGCAACAGCGCCATATTCTCCATATGAGTTGTTACCAACAATAGCACGAATTTTACCACCGCTTTCTGCAAGATAACCGTTATTACAGTAATATGTAAAACAACTTACAATCTCAGTTCTACCATCATTTAGTGCATGTACACCAACGCCGTCACTGTTAATCTGTGTCCAATCATTTGCAACCATACTCTTATAACCACCGTTGTGTAGAGCACCGTCGATTTTAAATCCAGTTCCGCCTGGAGTAAATGAAGTACAGTTTTGTACATAAGGTGATTGTGAAGTAATCCAAACACTTGTATCATCAGGACCAGTACCTGGATCTAATCCTACAATAACACTTCCTGTTGAGAAATTTCTAAACACAAAGTTACGTAATCTACAACCGTTGTTCATGTGGAACACATCGGAGTTAGCATTTGGTGTTGATCCATCATCGGATATACCAACACCGAACCCGTTGTCATTTGTAGTATCCGGTCCAAGTGTAACAGCACCTAAGCCGTTACCTTCAAGTACTACACTGCGTCCTACTTTGATTGGACATTGTTCTGTGTATGTACCTGCTTGAACGTTAATACGGCATTGTCCTAAACTAAATGTTTGAGTTGCCGCATGTTTAAGTGTTTTCCAAGACGTTGTAGGTGTTCTACCATCGTTTGTATCATCTCCTTGTGGAGATACATAATAATCATTTTGTGGAGTTAAGTGTCCCCAATATGGCGCACCATCTTTAACTGTTAAGAAAGAACCACTAGGACCAACTGGCAATCTTGTTGTTTGTGTTGCATCTCTAAAGATTATATCACCTTTAGTTGTTAAAACAGCATTCGAATCACCTTGTGCCATCATCTGCCAAATAGCATTATCAGTACCTGGTGTTGTACCTGTATTGTCTGCTGTTAATGAAACGTAACTTGAAGTAGCATATTCTACAACATCGCCTATTTCATATTCAGTTGCAATGTCCCAAGCACCTCTCCAATAAAAACCATCTGAAAATAATTCCCAATAATCTGCATTTGGTGGCTCAGGGGAAGTAGAGCCATCATTTTCATACCCTTCAGTACAAATATATGATCTACCATTTAATCTAACTACATCTCCCGGTTTATAACTAGTGGAGCCATCGTAGCCACCTTTCCAGTTAAATCCATCTACTAGTAAATCCCATCCACTAGTATCAATTGTTGGGGGTGTTTGTGGATTTACATTATCATAAAAAATTGCACTTTTACAAACATAAATTTTACCACCATATTTTACAACATGGTTAGGTGCATAATCTGAAATATTATTCCAATCTTGTAACCATTTTAAACCTGTTGATAATATATCCCAAAAAGCAGTGTTACTTGGATTTTCAGTTTGACCTAACGGTCTTTTTGTTGATTGTACAACATATTGATTACCACCGTAGTTAACAACGTCACCTGGTCTATACTGTGTAGCATCTCCCCATGCTCCTACATTTTCATATCCTTTTGAATAGATATCCCAATATACAGTATTTGTTGGATCGTTGTTTAATGAATTTTGTTTACATACGTATAAGAAACCACCATAATAAACTATATCACCTTTTTGATAATTTACTGAAATACTGTAATCGCCTTCAAATTGTTGGCCATCTACAAATTTACTCCAGTAACCTGGCTGATCATATGGATTTTGATTTGTGCTTTCTTGTAAAGCAATATATACTGCTCCACCGTATGTTACTGTTTGTCCTTTTTTGTATAGTGTTGAGGTTCCCCATACTCCTGCACTTTCAAGTCCTTCTGACATTACCTCGAATTTTGATGAATTATTAACAAAAACAGTGTCACTTGTATGAGCGTCAATACAAACGTAGACACTAGGACCGTATTTTACAATATCGTCTTTGTTATATGCAGTGGTAGGAGCCCAATCGCCCTTCCACGTAAATTTTAAATTTCCTAGGTTAATAACTGTCATTGTGGGTTCTCTCTATACGTATATATTAGTTGTCCATTGGTATTTATCGAATACTTTCCATCATCGTCACCAATGTATTTTTCAGTAAACAAATCAACATTGTTACCGTCTTTAAGTTTAACTTCTCCGCTAGTAATTCTAGTATATTCTAAATTACCATTTGAATTCTTATTAAATCCATGGAAACAACTACGTCCTTGGCCACTTCCTGCAGGACCACCTTGTGGATTTCCAATAAAATTAGGTATAGTTGCCATATTACGTTATCTCCAATACACTTACAATGCTATCTAAACTATTTGCAGTATCTGATCTAACGCATAGTTCTTGATTAGGCTTAATAACAAGTTTTTGTTCTCCACCTACTGGTACAGTTGCCGCACCTGCATTTAATGTTGTTCCTTTAAGTAGATATACTTCTGTACTATCTACATCACGCACAAATATATCTAATACAACACTATTTGATGTTCTATTTGATACTGTAAACCCGATAATTGTAGTGTAAATTACACTAGCACCAGGGGTGTATACAGTTACATCTGCTGTTCCTATTCCTGCATTTAATTTGTTATCAAAACTGTTTGCCATACTATTAATTATCCTAACGCTATCGAATATGTTATTGCTTCATCTACTGCTTGTGCCCTTGTTATTACATTTGGAGCAGGTATAGTACTATAATTTACTATACTTATTGCCACTGTATCACTTGGAGCAGTATCAAATGTTAATGTTGTACCACTAACACTAAATTCACTTGGGTTTGTATACACACCATTTAAGAACACTAACACTCCGTACTTATCTAATGCTTCGTTTGCCATTATAAAAGCGACAGTACTACCATCACCTGTAAACGAATCTACATTAGTTGCCGGAACACTTGGACTGCTTAAATGTCTTACATCAACTATCGCACCATTCTCAACTGGATATGCAGTTGATGTACTATCTATAAAGATTAATTCTTTTCCAGCAATAATATATGCTTCGCCTGGAGTCTGCACAACACCGTTAATAGCAACCATAAGTGATTCTGCTGAGTTTGGTGTAGTTGAAAGTGTAAAGGCGTATTCTGTACCATCACCTGTAAATGATTGTTGTGTTACTGGAGTGCCATAACCAATACCTAAATAACTCCATCCACCATTTGCAAAGTATGCTTCAAATTTATCAGTTTCAGTGTTTAATCTTACTTCACCAGTTGTTGGAGAAACTGCACGTTCTGCTGTTGTTCCTCTTGGTAATATAAGCCTACCATCTTCAAAATCTATAGCACCGTCCGCTTTAGCAGTAGTTCCGTTGTCACTTGTAATTGCTTTTTTATCTGTATCAGTTACTACAAGTTTACTTGCAGAATAACCTTTAAGTTTTACTGTGTTAGCAGATATAGTTTCGTATCCACTGATTGTAATGTCACCAACTTGTGTACCTTGTTCAATTGATCTTATTGCCGCAAATTCATCTTCGCTTTCATCGTAAACAAATCCAACGTTAATATCACTTCCTCTTTCAAGGATCATACCCATGTCAACTGCGTTGGCTCCACTTGCACTTTGGTTAAGCGAAATCAAAGGATCTGTAAAGAATACGTTACCTGAACTACTCGGTGCACTTGATCCACCATCAATTAAAACTCTACCTGTTCCGTTTGCACGTAAAATTAAATCTTCGTTTGTATTAATATTTTCAATTACGTTATCGTTAATACTAACTTTGTTATCTACAACAAGTCCACCTCTCGAAATAATAACTTTTGGATAGTCTGGTGGAGTTTCTCCGTAGTTGTTACCTACATAAAATGTAAATTGGTCTGAGTCATCATTCGCAGTTTCAACAGTTACATATGTGTCACCGTCGCCATCTGTAATTGAACCACCGCCAATTAATTCCCATGCACTACCGGACCATGCTTCAATTGATCTTAAATTACTATTATATCTAATAACACCTGTATCACCTGTTCCATACCCTACATGTCTTTGCAGTGTTGTACCTGTTGGAATTTTAATACCAACAGTACCTGTAAAGTCAACATAAGAACCAGCAGTAACATCTAATGCTTTTATTTTATCAGTTGCAAATCCGTTTGTTGAATCTAGTTCTGCGGCCTTAGTAGCACCTGTGTAAAAATCTAATCTATCTTCATCAGCACCAGGAACACTTTCTGGAATAATATAAGTGTCGTTGTCAACATCACGTACTCCGCCTAAACTTGACCAAGCAGTTCCGTTAAAGCCTTCAAATTGTGTTGTATCAGTATTAAATCTTACTGTACCTTTTAATAAGTTTACATTTCCTGTTGGACGTTCTGCATCTGTACCAACTGGTAACTTAATAGCAGTTGTGTTGTCAAACTTAATAAAATCATCTGTTAGTGGTTGTAAAGTATTTGTTCTAAAACTTGTTGCATCTAACTGTGCAGTTTCAGTACCACCTGTAAAGAATTGTAAAATATCTTCATCATTACCTGGGCCTGTTTCTGGTTGAATATATGTATCACTGTCGACATCTCTAACACCGCCCAAAGAACTCCATGCATTAGTTGCATATCCTTCAAACTGTTGTGTTGTTGTATTAAAACGTATGTGTCCTGTAACACCAGTTGGTCTTTGTATTGTTGTACCAGTCGGAATATTAAGTGCTTCATTACCAACAATATCAACATAACCTGTTTGGTTACCTTGTAGTTCTAAGTTTGCACCTGATATGGTTGTTTCTAAACCGTTGTTTCTAATTAAAACATTGTCAACTTGTATTTGTGTTGCATTAACTTGATTTTCTTCTAAGATCATAATCAAGTTAGAAGTTGAACCATCACCTCCGTAGAAGTTTTTAATGTGTGCATTTCTCCAACGTTTTGTAGTTTTACCTACATCGTATGTAATGTCTGCATCAGGAATTAAATTACTGTTAAGATCTGCATTGATTGTAATATTATCTGTATCTTGGTTACCTAGTGTAATGTTACCTTCTAAATCAATGTTACCACTTACATTTAAGTTACCTGTAATATTAGTTTCACCTGTAGTAGGTGTTAAGTTTAAATCACCTGTTGAAGTTGAAATAGTATTTCCTGATAGTACAATATTACCTGTTGCAACTTGTCCTGGATCAATGATAGTAGTGTTAGCACCGTTAGTAAAATTAATACCTGACAATGAACTAACATCAAATGTTCCACCAGTAAATGTAACTGCACCTGTGTCTTGATCTACATAAAATAAGTCACCAATTCTATAATCACCAAATTGGTCAGTTGAATTATAAAATACTCTACCTGCATTTACTTCAACAACTTCGTTTGCTTGTGCAACATCGTTATCGTTATTATCAAACTTTTTACCTGTACCAATGTATCCAAAATCATGTGAACTCATTCTTAAACGTACATCTGGACCATCTGCTCTAATACCAAACTGTCCATAAACGTTTGCTGATGCAATAGAACGCATTTCTGCGCCAAAATCTTTTCTGTCGTATCTTACAATACTTGTTGCAGTTGCACCACTGCCTGTTGTTGCTACAATACTTTGAGGTGTTGTATCAAAACCATCTAAGCCATCATAACGTCCGTCAACAATAAGTGTATCACTTCCGCTTACGCTTTCAACTGTACATGTTGTTACTGTTGATCCGTCAGTTGATGTAAATGTAACTACATCACCTGCTAGGAATGTTCCTGTAATGCCGCCTAGTTGAATTTTAGTTTTACCATCATTAAACGTACCTGCTGTTCCTGCTAGACCTGTAATACCTTGTTCAGCAAAGTAAATGAAACTGTTAAGCCATTCTGCTCTACCACCTTCAGTAATAATAATACCTTTTGAATTTGGAACAATAAGTGTTACACTGTCAAACAACATTGCCGCTTCAATTGATCCTGAAGCAATAGCACTACCATCTATAAGAATACCTCTACCAGCGTCCCCTGCATCATAACCATAAGGATCATCTGATCCGTTAGTTCCAAGTCTAACACTTGAACCAAAGTTTAATACTGTAACATCTTTAATATATGCTGAACGTCTTGAAATACTTGCGTTTGGTTGATAACAAAAAGCATAACCTGTTGTACCACTCCATTCCATTTCTCTTACTGTTAAGTTTTCAACAGTACAATCACCATTCATTCTAAAGAAGTCGTTTGTTCTTGTAGCCGCTGTTGGTTTTAATTGTGTAGCACGTAGTCCATGTCCAGTAATTGTAATACCCTGTGGCAAATCTAATGGAGCAACTTCTTCAAAAGTACCTGCACCTAATCTAATAGTATCTCCAAATGTTGCAACAGATATTGCATGTTTTAGTGTAGCAAAGGCTTCGTTAATATCTCCGCCGTCATTAGCGTCATTACCATTTTTTGTAACATGATAAACATTACCTTCTTGTAATAATAAATTTGTGCCATTAGCAAGTACTAGTCCTGTACCAGAACTGTTTATGTTAATGTTTGTGTTTGAATTTGTTGCGTAAATTCCTGTGTTGTCTGCATCGCCATCAACTAGAATATTTCCAAATCTTAATTCGTCGCCTGTTAAGTTTACATTACCACCTGAAGTAATTTCAAGTCCGTAAATGTTTACAACTCCTGTACCGTTAGCACGAATAATTAAATTTTCGTTAGTGTTTTGTGGTTGTATTACATTGTCAGTGATTTGTAGATCGCCAATATTTGCTTGATTAGAATCAATAGTTTTCCAACGCTTACTTGGATTACCTAAAACATATTTGTTTGATTCGTCTGGTAAAATATCACTTACAACATCTGCATTAAAAGTAATGTTGTCTGTGTTTCCGTCACCTAGTGTAATATTACCTGCCGCAGTAATTGTTCCTGAAGCAAACAAGTTGCCTGAAACATTTGTATTACCAACCAATTCAATTGTACCAACACCGTTTGGTCTAATTTCAACAGAAGCGTTTGAATCTATTGTAGTAATATAGTTGTCATTTAGTTCTAATGAATCAACTCTAATTTTTGAATGGTAAATCACAGGATCATTACCTGCTGGTAATAATTCAATTGTTCCTAAGTTGGATGAAATTGTATTGTTTTGTAAATTTAAGTTACCAACGGAAACTTGGTTTGTTGCTTGTAAATTTGTTGCGTTTATAGTGCCATTAACATCTACATCATAGGCTGGACTGTTGGTCTTAACACCAATTCTATTGTTGTTTACATCTAAATATAATAAATCCGTTTCAAACGCTAAATCTACACCATTACGTAGTAAATTTGCCTTCAACAACGGACCTGAAATTCGACCGACGGCCATTGTGTTCTCCTATAAACGGGCATCCTGTGCCACTAACCACATTACATAGCGGGTTAACCACTGTTTGTCCTGCAAACTGATTCGGTCAAATTTGCATTAACAGTATTTAGTCTTTAATGGAAAAAGGGTATAGTTGGCTTAGTCAAAACCGTGTATTACAACGACATCTTTACCTAGAGGTACAGCACTATCAAATCGTAAGTATTGTCCACCTTGGCCTTGTATCATAGTGTAGTTTACACCTGCAATTTGAACAACGTTTTCTACTAAAACTAAAACGTTTGCGGCTGATGCTGGTGTAGGGTTTAAAGGGCCAAACTCTTGCTCTGTAGCATCGCCTGTACCTAAAGTTTGAATTGTAATTGTATTAGGACGCATAGTTCTTGCTTCTTCCCATGCATTGTTTACATAAAATTCAAATTCATTTATTTCTGTATTATATCTAACTTGTCCATTTTCAGGATATGCTGGACGTTCGGCTGTAGTTCCTGTAGGAACTTTTACTGCATAATTTGTACCAAGAACAACTTGACCGTTTGCTTCAACAGAAACACTAGGATCTGTGATAAGTTTAGAGTTCAATTGTTGTTTTTTAACAAATCTCATTACACTGCTACCGTACTGATTGTTGCACTAATTGTAGCCGGTGATGTTGTTTGTGCTACAATAGTATCTCCATTTTCAAGGACTAATCTTTCACTATCCATAATAAAAGTTTCTCCTCCAGGAATTTTAAGTTGATGTAATATTTTGTTTTCGTCACCTGCTGAACCACCATTTGGTACAATATGTAAATCTAAAAACGTGTCTGCATCAGTTAAAACATTTCCTGCACCTGCAATATTATCTGTGTCTTGATAGTTACAAAATATCATACTTGTAACTGCCGAGTCACCACTGCTGGTGTAAAGTGTTGTTAATGTAGCATCTATAAAGTTGTTTGTAATCGCCATTGTTTTTCCTAAAATAACATGCTATAAAGCAATGCCTTCTTTTTACTTACTAATTCATCTCTAGTACTAGATGTATTTACAAAATATAGTCCAGAACCGCCTTCTGCTTGGGTTTGAGAATATAGTTTAATTCTACCACTATCTGCACTTGGAGCCGTCGGACTTACTGCACCTTCAATACTTAATACATCACGTACAACAACTTCTCCTGTGCCGTTAGTTTCTAAAAATAAACTATTGTTTGATGTTGTTGGACGGATTGTAGTTCCGTCTATTTGTAGTTCTTGTAATTCTGTAGTAATACCGTTTACACTAAATTTTTGTACACCGTCTACATTAATAGTAAACTGTGATAGTGGATCACCGTCACTAGTATCAAACACTTCAGCAATAGTATTGCCTGCTGTCATTCTACTAATAGCCGCTCCTGCAACCGCAGTATCTACATACTTCTTATTTGGAATATCATCATCGTCTGTTACGTTAGTTTCATAGTCACTTGTTCCTGTAACACTAACAACAGCATTAGGAGCATTTTGTCCTAGCAATAATAAATTTTCACCTGAAGTTTCAACTACGTGTGCTTGGATTGCTCCAAGACTTGATCCTACTTTAAATGTAAAAACACCTTCGCCTGTACCACCATTTGGTTGTAAGTATGACAATGTATCATCAAATACAAAATTTGCTGGAGAACTTGAAGGGCCTCTGTATATATTAAGTCCTGCTTGTCCTAAACTAATTCCGCTTCCGCCTGTTTCACCTGAGTTGAGGGTAATAATATTATCTTCAATGGTCATGTTAGCAGTTTGAATTGTAGTTGTAGCACCAAGTACAGTCAAATCTCCAGTAATTCTCACTTCTGGGGTATCCATAGTAAGTCGTGTTCCGATACTAGTGGAAGTTACGATTTTGTAATCACCTGTTACTTTAAGTACATCTACTGCCATTTGAATAAGGATCCTTTGTTAATAGTATTATTTAGTCAAGAGAAAAGGGCAAAGCGAACTTTGCCCTCTCCTAATGTTAATAACCAACGATTATGCGTCTTCTGTGAAGTCGTCGTCGTCTGTTCCAACTAGTGTATTATCGTCACCTGCTTCTTCAACTTGTGCCGCACCATCTGAAGTACTTGTGCTAAAGTTCCACGGTAGACTTTGTCCGTCATAAGCGTTTGCACCTGTTGCACTTGGAGCAGATAAAGTTGCTTTACGTCCAGTAATTTTACTTACTGTGTATGTTTCTGCATCATCCATTTTGAAAGAAATAGCCATTTCACCTGCCGCTAGTGCCGCTGGTAATTTGCCAGTTGTTAGTGTACAAGTAAATTCGCCGCCTGTGCCAATTTCTTCACACACAAATTTCTTTGAACCTTTTTGTTTTACGATATAACCTTCTTTAACGGCTGTGCCATTATGAAAGTTTACTTTGATCTCGTTTCCGCCTGCTGTAGGTGTTCCGAATAATCTTTTGTTTAGTGGTCTTCCCATTTGTTTTCTCCTATTATAGTAGTCCTATCTGGGTTCTATCCAGTACGCTGTGGGTTAAACAGCATAAGTCCATTACATTATGTAATTTCCTATTTGACAGTGATATTTAGTCTAGCCTAGTAAACAAATGCATAAGATGTACGGAACTAAAGTCTTTTACAAGACGATTAATTTTAGCACATTGATCTTTGTGTTCTAATATTACACTGTCACGTCTTTGTTGTCTATATTTTAATTCTATACTACTGAGTTTGTTTATTTCACTACGCATTCCGCTACAAAACTTTACAATATCAAATTTAAACTCAGGTGCTGTTTTTGCAAGAGTACGTATCTGAGTTTCTACGTCAGGCCAATCTAAACTTGATGTTATTTCTTTGATGCTCTCTTGCATACAAATATTTATCAGTCATAAAAAAAGGGCGACCAAAGCCGCCCTTTTCAGTATTTCTACTAAGTCTAAGACTTACGAGAATGATACGTTTGCTGTTGTAATAGCAACTTTACCTAAGTAGTCACCAGCGTTACCTAAAGATGACGCAGTGTTAGTAAGTTCTACATAACCATAACGTGTCATGAAGCCTACTACTGGCTCAAAAGTTTCAGGATCTAATACTACACCTGAACTCATTAGTGGAATGTATGGGCAATAAAACGCCGCCGCATCCGCTTCTGATGAACCTTTGTAACCAACAAGTACTTGGTTGTTGTCTTCTGCAGTTGTATCAGCCATATAAGCGTCAACATATACTCTCATAGCGTTATTCAAAGTACCTACAAATTTAGTATTTGTTGGTGCTTCAAAAGTACCTTCAGTTGTTCTTGCAAACGCTGAAGTTGTAGCAGATTGTAGGATAGTTAATGCTTGGTTTGAAACCACTGCAAAGTTACCTGCACCTCTACGTGTACGCTGTGCGATTTTGTTAGCAGTTCTGTTGATTTGAACAGCAAGTGCCGCATGTTCATCACCAACAAAAGTTGCTGTACCGCTTACAGCCGCTTGGTCGTAAGTTTCTTCAACTGAAGCAAGTGAACGAAGAGATGTTAAAATCTCTTGGTCAATCTCAGCAGTAATCTCTTGTGCAAGAGCCGCCATGATTTCCGCTTCAATATCGATACCTTGTTGTGCTTGAGCATCTTGTGCCGCTTCAAACGTCCAACGTGCAGATAGTTTTCTTGACTTCGCTTCTACTGCTTGTTTTAAGATTTGAATTGACAATCTGTTACCTGCACTACCTTCAAGTGCCGCAGTACCTGCCGCTTTACCTGATGTACCGTCACCAGCATATGCTTGACCGATTTTGAATGGTGATAAAGCCTCATCACCTGCAGTCACATCATTTGCAGTTCCTGTAGCGTTGTTAGTGTCCGAGTAACGTACTCTTAGTGTGTGAATTTGTGACACTGGTCCAGTCATTGGTTGTACACCTACGATTTCATTTGCGATAACCGTTGGCATTACACGTCTAATTACTGGAAGAATCACTCTGTTTAGTGTTGCAACATTTCCTGCGGAAGTTGCACCAGCAGTTGCCGACTCAGCGAGATAACGTCTAGTATTCTCGAGAGTGACATCCATCACGCTTTTCTTGTGTCCGTTAAGACCTTCTAGAAGTGCGCCTTTGGTAGCCTGCCAATTTTCATTGATCATTTCTGACATTTTGTCCTTCTCCTTTTAGTTTAATCCCGCTAATTTGCGGAGTTGTATTAAGTTTGACTTTTCTTCTACCGGTTGAGTAGTTTCTTTATTGCCTGTTACTTCTGTGCTTTCATTAAGTGCCTTTTTAACAGTTTTAGAAGTTTTTCTGTCTTCCATTACTGCTGGTAGATATTTGTCAAATGCTGTGTGCAATTTTTCAGTTTGCACTGACTCTAGTAGTTCAGACATAATTTCACTTTTGTCTTTACCTAACGGAGTCAATAACTCATTCATCACTGCAACACGTTTCGCGGAATCTTTAGCAACATTAATTTCTGCTTCCTTAGACTCAACTAGAGTATTCTTCTCTGTGATGGTTTTCTTAGCCTCAGCCAATTTTTCTTCTTTCTCAGCAACAAGTTTCATTAACTTCGCAGTTTCTGATTTCTCGTTTAAGTATGAGTTAGAATATTCATTAGCAAACGCTTCGAATAGTTTTCTACCAAAATTGTTTTCACGTGCTGAATGAATATCTTCTTTCAATTGTGAAATCTCTTTTGCTAGTTTAGTACTTACAGTTTCCTTAACAATTTCTGCTGACTTAGCAACAAATTTTGCTTTGACTTCTGCAAATTTAGTTTTGGCTTCTTTTACAAGTTTAACCTTGGTTTCTGCCAAATCTTTTTTGTCCTCTGCGAACTCGTTGATTTCATTTGCAAGTTGTTTGACAACAAAGTCTTCCAATTTTGAAAAGTTTTCTGAAACCTTATTACGGTCTTCATGCAACTCTGCAATTTCTTTAGTTAATTGCTTGAGCATAAACTCTTGCAATTTTTCAGAGTGTTCACTGACTTTCTTCTTATAAGATACAGTTGCTTCCGCAAGTGCCTTCTTATCTTCAGCAATTTCAGCAATCTCTGATTCTAAACGTTCGGAAATCATTTTGTCAATCGCTTCAACCATGTTTGATTTATCATGCTCATAACGATTTGCAAATTCCTCACGGAGTTCAGCAGTAACAGTGTCTTTGTTTTCCTTGATCTTCGCGTCCCACGCTTCTTGTAAGTCAGAACGAACTTCCTCACCTAGAATACCTGTTTCGAAAAGTTTGTTAAACATATCACTCATTTGCTTCTCCTTTGTTACTCCAAGCCTTTTATGACTCGTAGCATCTGTTCTTTGAGATACTTCTGTGCTTTAGCATCTTTCGATACTTCGTGTGCCGCCCTAATTGCACTATAACCACCTCTTGTATTCATTAAGTGTTCATAGATTGGTGTCGGGTAAGCACCCGGCGCACTTGGTTGTGCTACCACATCAACTGTGATAATTTCAAATCCGTTAACTTCTCCAGTGGATTCATTAACTTCACCTGCTCCTCGTGAACTGACTCCCAGTTTCACACCTGACTGTAACATGGTTTTTACAAGATTACCCATCGGGGTAGGCAAAATTTTCATCTTACCAAACCCGTTAGGGCCATCCATCCACATATCAGTAATCATATGCGATACACGATCTAAATTGACCTTTAAATCATCTGGGTGATCAACTTCACCTAGTACAGAATAACCGCCGTCGATCTGATCCTTGAGCGTTTTAACAGCGTTGCCTATCTCAGAGACAGGGTAGATTCGCTGGTTAGCGTTTTTAACACCACCCTGAATACAGATGCCTTTTAGATAAAGGTCTTTATCAGTACCTTCACCTATTGACTCAAGTGTGACTTTCGCCTGATCGAACGTAAGATGTTCTCTTAAGTATGCCATATTAGCAAACTCCTAATTATTCAGCACTCTTTGGTGCAGATGCCTTCTTAAAAGTGTCTCCGGCTTTTGAACCTGGTTCATTCTCGAAAGAAGTTCCCATGTCTTTTGGCTTTTGAGCACTACCGCCCTTTTCTTCACTACCGCCGATAGCATGTGCTTTAGCATCGTTAGGTGCTTTAGCGTTACTTGCTACTGGTGAAGTAGTTGCATCAGCGCCTTCGGAATTAGATGGAGCAGAAACTTTTTCTACGTATTCACGCATAGTTTCGCCAGCGGATTTATCTTTTTTCGCTTCATCTACAACTTCTGCTTCTTCGTCTGTTGACTCAATAGCAGGTTCAATTGCTTCCTCTTCGGCTTCTTCTGATTCTTCTTCGTCACCTTCTTCTGCATCGTCGTCTTCTGGTTTGTCGTCCATCATGGCTTCAAACTCATTTTTAAGATCGTCTAATGCATCTTCAAGGTCTACAACGCGGTCTTCAATATCACCATGCTCTTCTTCATGATCATCCATTTTACCGTCATCGTCGAAATCTTTCATTTCGTCTTCGTCATCACCGGATACTGCTTTCATCATCATATCTGTTGCATCACCGCCGACTTCTTCGACTGATTCATCTTCAAAGTTTTCTTCAACTTTGTCTTCTTTTTCTTCTGCGTCAGTTGCTTCTTCAACTTCGTCTTCTTTTGACGTATCTGTTGCTTCTTCAACTTCGTCTTCTTTTTCCTCAGACTCAATAAGTCCTTGGTAAATTTCTTTTGATTTCTCTACCACGATATCGTGGAAAAGTTCTTCTGCTTTATCTTTATCTTCATTCACTAGAAGATCAAGCAGTTGTTCAAATTTGCTTGTATCTGACATTGTTTTCTCCTTAATTTATATTAGTTGGCAAGGCTGTCCCTTGTATTTACGATAAAACCACTTTTACCGGTGAAAATAGGCTCATTTATTACATTCTTGCTAATCATGTGGTTTTTTGAGTCTAAATTCGAGTTCATCATAGTCAATATTGCGTATATTATCGTAACTGTTAAGTTGTCCGGGGCAAAAATCTCCAACGTTAGTTACCCTTAAAAACTGTATATCAGTATTGGTTCTGATTACGCTTTCAGTTTGCCTAAGCCAATTGCCATAATATGTTGCTGGTTCTTTTGATTTTTTATAATTGTTAGTATCTGCAAACAAGTTGTTAAACTTTTTGCCACCATTTAACCCCATATAATCAAATCCTAGTATATAGATAGTTTTATGCTTGTCGTCAGCCGCTTTTGCTAGTGCTGTAGGACCACTACTCCATCCTTTGCTAGGTTGAAAATAATTAAGATTAGTATACTCTTTGTATCCGTTATTATAGTTTGTCCATACTACATGATTGTGATGATAGCCATCTGCTACAATCTCATGTACCATTTTTGGATCAACTGCAATAAGAACATCAGGTTCAAAATTTCGATAAACAGCATTGCAGGCATAGATGTTTCCTTTGCCACGCAACTTTTCTACATCAAAATGTTTTCTGGAGGTACCATTACCCATTACGAATGCTGTGTTCATAATGGTATTTAAACAGTTTTATTAAAGGGTAGTATCTTCTTGAGCAGGTTGTCCATACATCAGTTGCACAAACTCTAATTCTTTTGCTTGTTCAACTTCTCTTGCTTCAGATGTACGTCTAATTTGATTAAGTTGTTCTAGTGTAAGTCTAGTTTTTCTAGTATCCGTAGGTTTAATTACAGAAACATCTCTCTGAGCACTATAACGTTTATCGTCCTCAAAGTCTTGTCCGTCTTTATCAAAATAAAAAAATTCTTTTAACAACATATTATTATTTACCTTAAACTGTGTCGCCACCAGGAGTAGTATCAGTGTCTGACACATCTATTTCTGGTTCAGGAGCATCTGCTCCAGGCTCTGTAGTACCAAGATCATCTAAGTCTGATTGTATACCACTTGGTGTAACACCTGCACCACGCATTTCTGCACCAGCACTTGCGTTATTGAAGTTTTCATTGGTGTTTTCTTCACGCCACATTGATTCATTTTCTGCAAGTTCTTCTTGTGAAAGACCTAAGAAACGTTTAAGTGCAAATCGTTTACTCATGTAAGGTACTTCTTGTAGTGAAGCAAACGTGTTAACTCTAGCATTATCCATTTCACTTTGTCTATATGAAGCAAAGTTTTGTGGTGGATTCATTTTTAAATCAAATAAGTTGTTGTCAATGTTTACACCTTTAGCGTTCATAAACATTTTAAACTCTCTATCAAATACATATGCAACTAAATTTTGTAGTCTTACACAGTATTTGTTGAATCTTAGTTCTTGAATATAAGCAGTGCCTACCCTACCATCGTTGTACTGTGCGGCAGAATCATCTGCGCCGGTAGGTAAGTAAGAACTTGGAATACGTAAACCACGGAATAACTTGTTAGTAAAATATTTTAAGTCATC